AACTAAATCTGGGGACACTTTTGAGTGGGAAGAAACTGATGATGTTCGTAAAGCAATAGAACAACTACATCAAGACATTCTTGTGAGAAAAATGAAAGAGCAAGATGACAAACTAAACTATGATACGGGGGGAAAATGAGTATTAAACTAGCAATTTTAAAATCGGGAGAAACAATAATTTCTGATGCAAAAGAACTTATTGTTGAAGATAGAGTTTGTGGATATCTTTTTAATAAACCGCATAAAGTAGAATATAGAAAACCTATTCTATTGTCAGAAGAAAAAAATATGAGTGATGGAGAAGTTCAAATTTCATTGTCTCCATGGATTTTATTGACATCAGATACTCAAATTCCTGTTCCTACTGATTGGATAGTTACTCTGGTAGATCCTTTGGAATCTATAAAAGAAATGTATTCTGAAAAGGTTGGTGGAGAAGAAGAAGATGATTAAATGTTTAGTGCTTCAAAATGGTCTAATTTTAATTGCAAAAATTGAAGAAATTAATGCAGAAATTGGAGACCCAAATTGTAAAATCTCTGATGTTGCTTTGGTTAATTCTGATGATACAGTAAGTTCTTGGTTGACCTGTACGGAACAAAAAGATTTGTTGTTTAGATCGGAAGATATTTTAACAATCGTTGAACCAAAAAGTTCTATTATTAAATCATACATGGAAATCTCTGAATGAGAGTTTTAAGCATTGATCTGGATTACATTATGGGTCCGGTTATTGAACTCTATAATGGTTTGATGTTTAATGAAAATCCAACAATAAGATGGGAACAATTTTTTAACAAAACTGATTTTAATGAAAGTCATTTTCGTATTGATCAATCAAATCTATTGTTTTGTTATAATACTTTTTTAAAGGCACTTCGCAATTGTGATAGTGTCTCTTTTGGTTATGAGCACGATTCTATTTTATTCAGTATTGCCAACCATGAAAATATTGATCTAATTAATATAGATCATCATGATGATGTTTTTGGTGGAGATTATACTGGAGAGATGCCTGATGAATATGCATATCAGGCAGAGTTTTATGAAATCATGGAACACAATAGAGTTCATGAAGGAAACTGGGGTGCCTGGTTGGGAGGGAAAGGAAAATTAAATTCTTTTACTTGGATTGGTAATAAGAATAGTGGGAATAAGATACGTAATAAATTTAATGCTGAAGTAGTTCCCAACTATCAAAATGTAGAGAAAGAAGATTATAAGTTTGATAGTTATAATTTTGATCATATTTTCGTGTGTATGTCGCCGCAGTATATTCCCCCAAATCACTGGCATTACTTTGCCATGTTCATCAGTGCATTTGAGGAATTTGCCGGAAAGGATGCTATAATATACACAGAGAAGTTTGAGACCAACGTTCGCCACCAAAGGATTCATAATGAGATTTTACACCAACGTTCAAATGGTCGGTGACCACTTTCTGGTCCGTGGATATGAGAATGGAAGGCACTTTGCTACGAGGGAAAAGTTTTACCCTACACTTTTTGTACCCTCTAATAAAAAGACAAAGTATAAAACTCTTGAGGGAGACTATGTAGAATCAATAGAACCTGGCACCGTTCGTGATTGTAGAGAGTTCATCAAGAAATATGATGGTGTAGAAAATTTTAAAATCTATGGGAATGAACGATACATCTATCAGTATCTTTCCGAGATGTATCCTGAGGAAGAAATTAAATTTGACACTACAAAGATTAAAATTTCTACGATTGATATTGAGGTCAAATCTGAAAATGGATTTCCTGACGTAGAGTCTGCGGCAGAAGAAATTTTGCTTATTACGGTGCAGGATTATACTACCAAACAGATTCGTACTTGGGGTCAAGGACCTTTCAATAACAAACAAGAGAATGTTATCTATAAAGGATTTAGAACAGAGTATGAACTCCTTAGCAATTTCATCAGCTGGTGGATGATTGAGACTAATACTCCCGAAGTTGTGACTGGATGGAATAGTGAACTGTATGATATGCCTTATCTGGTGAGGCGTATTGATCGCATTCTTGGTGAGAAGTTAATGAAACGACTTTCACCTTGGGGTTTGGTGACTGAACGTGAAACTATTATTATGGGTCGCAAACATATTTCTTATGATGTTGGTGGTGTCACTCAACTTGATTATTTAAATCTGTATAAGAAATTCACTTACAAGGCACAAGAGTCTTATCGGTTGGATTATATTGCGAGTGTAGAACTTGGACAGAAAAAACTTGATCACTCTGAGTTTGATACCTTTAAAGATTTCTATACAAAGGGGTGGCAGAAGTTTGTAGAATATAATATCATTGACGTGGAACTTGTTGACCGAATGGAAGACAAGATGAAATTGATTGAACTCGCAATCACCATGGCATATGATGCTAAGGTGAATTATAATGATGTGTTCTATCAAGTTCGTATGTGGGATGCGATCATTTACAATTATCTTAAAAAGAGAAACATTGTAATTCCACCCAAAGAACGTTCAGACAAGGATGCAAAGTATGCAGGTGCGTATGTTAAACAACCGGTTCCGGGAAAGTATGATTGGGTTGTGTCTTTTGACCTTAACTCTCTCTATCCTCACCTTATTATGCAGTACAACATCTCCCCAGAGACACTCCGAGAGACCAGGCACCCATCAGTTACAGTTGATAAGATACTTAACCAAGAACTGACCTTTGAACTGTATAAGGACAGTGCAGTGTGTGCTAATGGTGCTATGTATCGTAAAGATGTCCGTGGGTTTCTACCTGAATTGATGGAGAAGATTTATAAGGATCGCACCATCTATAAGAAGAAGATGCTTACCGCAAAACAAGATTATGAAAAAACTCCAACTAAGACTTTGGAGAAGGAGATTGCAAGATGTAACAACATTCAGATGGCTCGTAAGATTCAACTCAACTCTGCATATGGTGCTATCGGTAATCAATATTTCCGTTACTACAAATTGGCCAATGCGGAAGCGATTACGCTTTCTGGTCAGGTCTCTATCCGTTGGATTGAGAATAAGATGAACGGATTTCTAAATAAGATTTTAAAAACCGAAGAAGTCGATTATGTCATTGCATCTGACACTGACTCAATCTATCTTAATATGGGACCTCTTGTTGATAAATTTCTTAGTCATAAGTCTGACGATAAAACAAAGGTTGTTGAGTTACTTGATAAGATCTGTGAAGACAAATTGGAACCATTCATCGAACGGTCTTATAAGGAACTTGCGGATTACGTTGCGGCGTATGATCAAAAAATGATTATGAAGCGTGAGAATATTGCAGAACGTGGTATTTGGACTGCGAAGAAACGTTATATTCTCAACGTATGGAACAGTGAAGGGGTTCAGTATTCTGAACCTAAACTTAAGATGATGGGTATTGAGGCAGTCAAATCATCCACTCCTGCACCCTGCAGAACGATGATTAAGGACGGTCTCAAACTCATGATGAATGGCACAGAAGAAGAAGTAATTAACTTTATTGATAAGTGTCGTAATGATTTTAAGGCACTTCCACCAGAACAAATTGCGTTCCCTCGTTCAGTATCGGATGTTGTGAAGTATAGATCTTATTCTGATATCTATTCCAAAGGAACTCCTATTCATTGTCGTGGAGCACTTCTATTCAACCATTATATCAAAGAGAAAAAATTGACAAATAAATATTCTCTTATTACTAATGGTGAAAAAATTAAATTTCTTTATTTGAAGAAACCAAATATTATTCATGAGAATGTCATCTCATTTATTCAAGACTTTCCACATGAACTTGGTCTTGACAAATACATAGACTATGACTTACAATTTGAAAAGTCATTTGTCGAACCACTCAAAGCAATTCTTGATGCGATTGGATGGAATGTGGAGAAAACTGTAAACCTTGAACTATTTTTTGTATAATGGATTTTTTAAACGAAATTGTAAAAGAGATTGGAGATGACTATACCAAACTGGCAAAAGACATCGACGACACAGAAACTTACGTGGACACAGGTTCGTACATCTTTAACGGACTTTGTTCAGGTAGTATATTTGGTGGTGTTTCTGGGAATAAGATTACTGCCATTGCTGGTGAGTCTTCTACTGGGAAGACTTTCTTTAGTCTCGCTGTGGTTAAGAATTTTCTGGATAGTAATCCTGACGGTT